CTGGGTTCATACTCTTTTTGCCCTTTCTAATAAGATGTCACCTTGACGTTTAAGTTCATATGTTTTGCCCTCAAGGGATTGGAGCCTACCCTCAGCCACAGCCCTCATACCATCCACACTGGCGGCAAAACTGTTTTCTCTAATAATTATTTGTCTCTTAACGTCGTGCTTAGTATATTGGTCAAAGTTTTGTAGATTTGCTGCGACGAGTTTCTCTATCTGATCTTCGCACCAGCTAAGAGCGACCTTGTTTTTGTTTATCTCGTCTTGGATGTAGGTAGAATACCCATACAGTATATAAGCAGCATCAAACATCTCCTGAGTAGTCATTTTTGATAGGTCATCTGTTGTCAGGTTTGCAGCTACAACATACTCTACGTTAAAAGCAGAGTACGAAACATTAGACATGGCTATGTATTCATCTATTGACTTTATATGATCGGCCAGTCTATCAGATGCCTTTAATTGTACTTCTCCACTCATTATCATCTCCTGAATATTTCAAAGTTATAATTTCAACACTGTTCAGTTCACACCATTCTATTTTATCTTCATCTCTGGCTTTTGCAAGCAAAAAATCTGCTTTTGTTCTGTGAAAGAATGGTATATGCTCATAGTGCTGCCGTCCGTGAACCTCAAAAGCCTTCTTAATATTAGGTATAAAGAAGTCTAGGTACAACACTGACTTTTTATGGGAAGATGTGCTTCCCGGAAGTTTTACCTCTTCCAAAACTCTATAGCTATGGTAGACCTCGTTTATTATCTTTCTAGCCCTGATGTGGTGTTTTGACCTTTTTCTTTTGTCGTTAGCCTTCACATCATACTTAGATAGATTAAGATTGTATTCTCTACCGTTAAGCCCTAGAACTTTCAAAATAGCTCCTTAATCTTTTCGTATATAAAGTCGCAGATCTGATTGTTTTCATTTAGGAACTCCGTCAGATTGTTTACTCCTTGAAACTTAAAGAACCTTTCAATGTCTTCATCTTTATCTCCTACCTCATTTTCTTTTAGTAGTTTTGCGATGATAGGTTCGTCTTTCTCGTCTACTGCACATTGGACAGTATACCAAGCTCCGGCGGTCTTAATAAGCCTGAACTCACACGCTATCTGGACAACCTCTTGCACCTCATCTAATCCTATTCCGTACTTAATCCAGCTTTCAGCGGTAGAGTTTGGTATACCCCCAGCGTTGGATGTCTTAATATTCCAGTTTGCAATCTGTCCAACGTGAGGCCCAGTTTGTGCAGGAACCTGCCATTTTCCACGGTGTGTAATAACCATGTTTGTTCCTGCCTGATACTGTAACATATTACCACAGTCCGCCATCTTCATTGGCGCATACCTACTACCGCTTGTGTTTGCAATATTATGCGTGATACAGATCATAATTGTTTTGTTTTTTGTTACAGAGCCTCCAATGCGCTTAAAGAACATTGATAGTAACCTCGGTAGCGAGTTACGCACGCCAGTCCTTACCTCACCCTCAAGCTCAACTTTGGGAACCATGTTTGACACTGAATCAACTATAATTAGGCACTCCGGATCGTTGTTGATGTAGTACTCAATGATATTCAGAAAGTCCTCCGCAGAGAGAACTCTATCATCTGTCGATTCGACGATTAAAATTTTGTCTGGGTCTAGTCCCTTTATCCCTTCAAAGTTTTGCTTTGCCAATCTACCTTCTGTATTAGCGTAAATAACTTTTTTACCAAGCGACTGACATTTAGCAGCGAAATGCAGGGCGGTCGTTGTCTTACCGCTTTTGGGGTCGCCGGTCATGACAACACAACTGCCTTCTCTTAGGCCTCCTCCGAGCGCTATATCTAATGCCGGAGATACACCAATGACTTGGAGACTATTCAAGTTGCTTAACACCTCAGAGCCTGTTCTGACAACATCTCCGTATGTCTGAACAACACTGCTGCTCACAACATCTTCGGTGAACTTATTGGTCTTCTTTTTCTTTGCCATCTAATCCTCTCAATCTTTGTAAACTTGATTTCTTGCCAAATGAGGTTGATCTTGACTTTGGCTTTTCCTGTACTACTATAGTACTCTCGGTAGGCTTTTGAGACTCAACAATATTCTGATATTTTGAAATAATACCATCAATGTTTGGATAACCGAGCGAGTAAACATGAGACAGTTCTTTTGAGTTTATAGCTTTCACTATAGCGGCGCAGTCGTATTTCTTAGCTAATCTATTAGCTAATATCACTTGATAAGAGTAAGTCTTTTTCCACTTCTTGGTGTTCCAAAACTTATAGGCCTGAGTGCCTTCGTTTTCTTTTTGCGCCATGCGTGTACACATAATCTCTGCTATGTATTGCGCGCACGTACAATATTCCCCAGTAGATGGAGATTTGTAATTACTTTTGTTAGTTCTGTCTTTTGTCATTCTTGTAAACTAAAGCCTCTTCAAAACAGTTTTCAATATTGTCTTCGTAGGACTTGTCCTCGATTATCTCTGGTGTAGTCCATATTTTTTTTCTTACAGTGTCTTCATCTATTACACCGACAGTAATGCATTCTCTGCTTACGCCACCCATCTCCCCAACTACGGTGGGAACTAGGTAGACACCACAGCCAGATCCAGAGTACACATTCTCACAATGAGAACGGAACTGCAAGTCAACACTTGTTATTTCAATATCTTCTTGGTAGCATTTGGCTTTAATGTTTTTCCAATGCCTAGCCTGATTAAAGTAAAGTTCAGAGCCATTAGAAAACTTAACATTTACCCAAGTGCTGAAATAATCCTCACTTCTCATATCAGCGAGGAAGTCCTTTTTACTACTATGAACTTTTAGTTCCTGTGACACAACCTGTTCTCCTCGAATGATTATTAGTCCTAGTTTTAGATGTCTCTGCTAGTTCGGACGCTGTTTCCGTCATTGTTACAACACCATCCTGTCTAGCCATACTTGTTCCAGCATTGATAACATCTTTCGGCTCTTCCTTCTTCACTAGCTCAATATGTTTTTTAACTGCGCCAATGGGTCTGTCAAGCTCTTTGGCAATCTGCTTTGCCTCCAAAGTTTTATAGTGTCCTTGAACATAATATTTTTCCGCTTTTCCTAGTGGGCCTTTTTTAGTCATTTAGAAAACTCCTCTGTGTCCTTGTCATGTATAAAGAATTTTTAGTTTTAAGGTATAGCATGTAATAGTCAAATGTCTCTCTGCTTACCCTTTTGTACTTAAGATCAATCGCCTTCTCCCTGTGGGCATACATGCCCTTTGGGTCATACGGCACATTGTTGTGGACTTTCAAATATGTAGATTCATTACCAGAGACTTTTACTAGCTTCGCCACATCAAGCTCTTTGTCGTTCAACACAGGCTCTCCATTCCTGTCGTACTTCTGGGTAACTTTTGTGCTTGAAATTTCTGCATTAACATTAGGGTCTAGGTATTTCATTTTTTGCCCCTTAAAATATAGTTTTGTTTTTGTTGCTCAGACATTTTGTTTATCTCTCCCTTTGTTGCTTTAGCATGCTTTCTATATATGGTTTCACTAGCCTTGGGCTTTGATTCTTTAGCTTTAGCTTCAAGCTCTGACTTCTGATAAGAACCCATGCCTCTTGTGTTCTTGTCTGCTAGCTGGCCAATAGTGGATATATTTTCTACGAAAGCAGCCCTACCTCCAAATATAACCCTAGATAGTGAATGCTCACCACATTTTTCACACAAGGTTAGTGGATCGTCTTTAATAGATTGTAACACATCTTTAAGCTCATGACCACAGCTCTTACAAATATAGTCATAATTAATCATAGTAGTCTTCCTCTAGAGCCTCAAGGACTCTTCCAATTATCCCATTTCTTTGTATGTCTTCATAGTACAAGCGGCTAACGCCCACACCCTCTATTCCCTCAAGTCTATCGACACATTCTAGTAGGCCGCTAAACTTTTTTATATCTGTTTGGCGTATATCTCCATTAATTAAAACCTTAGAGTTCTCACCCATTCTAGTTATAAACATTTTTATTTGTGCTAGAGTGCAGTTCTGTGCTTCATCTAATATCATATACGCTTCATGAAATGTCGCGCCTCTCATTACTTCAAGTGGTTCATATCTGATTCTACCGTCGTTAAAAAGTTTTCCGTAGTAGTCTCTACCTAGGAAATGTTTTAGGTTTTCCTCCATAGGTAGTAAGTACGGTTTAATTTTTTCATCTAGCTCGCCGGGCAGTGATCCAATATCTTGCCCCGCACACACTAACGGTCTAGTCACTATGATCTGATCTACTTCATCTCTGTATATGTGATTTGCAGCTATGCCTGCGGCGATATAAGATTTACCGCTGCCAGAAGGCCCAGTGCAAAAAATCACATCATTATCTACTATATCTCTGATATAATCTTTTTGGTTAGGCGTCTTAGCTGTTATTGGAACAATTCTACGCCTATCATTCTTCTGCTGTTTTCGAGATTTTCTCATCTATAGCCCTTTTTATTTGCCGCTACTTCCAAATCCTCCTGCACCTCTATCGGAGTTCTGTACCGTATCGACTTCTAGTAATTGAAATTCTGGAACTTCCTGAAATAGAATTTGTGCAATTCTATCACCTTCCTCTACTTCAAGCCACTCGTGGCCAGTATTTAGTAGGCAGACCTTGACTTCTCCCCTATAGCCAGAGTCAACAACTCCAGCCAATACATCTATTCCCTTTTTTACAGAGAGTCCTGATCTTGGCCATATAAGTCCTACAAAACCTTCTGGTACTTCAAGGCATATACCAGTAGAGAACGTTGCCCTTTGGTTTGGCCCTAGAAATCTTTGTTTTGTGGCGTATAAATCCCATCCTGCATCTGTATCATTTGCCCTAGTTGGTATAATAGCTTTAGGGTCAAGCCTTTTAACATTAATTGTTTCACCGGCGAATCTTCCGTAACTGTAGCTGTGTATGCCATTCATAGTTTAATATCTCCAAAGTCCATATCCTCAAGATCGTTAGTGCTAGCGCCTATCTTGTATGAAGTTATCTCATGCTCTTGTGGGGCGACCTGAACCGCTTCGCTATTCATCCAAGGCTCAGTCCAGCCTGATATAGGATTTCTTATCCCTGAGTCATAAGGCAGCTTTATGGCTTTCCTTCTGTTCATGCAAAGCCAATCAATGTATTGATGCAGAACTGCTTCATTCAAGCCTATGATCGAACCGTCTTTGAATAAGTAGGACGCCCACTTCTTCTCTTCTTCAGCAGCACTTTCAAACATCTTTATTGCGTCTTCCTCACACTCTTTTGCTATACTGGTAAACCCTTCGCTCTTCTCTCTTCTGAGAATTTTTAGTATCTCTTGAGTGTTATAAAGGTGTATGGCTTCATCTCTTTTAATTAGTTTAACAATGTCTGCATTACCAACCATCTTTTTGTTTTCAGCAAATGCAAATGCGCAAATGAATGAGACATAAAACCTAACAGCTTCTAGGATATTAATGCTAATTAGTGTTAGGTATATCTGTTTCTTAATATCGTCAACTTTTTTGCTAGTGCTTAGCTTTCTTAGTTTATCGTATTCTTTAACGGCCACGTCTGCTCTAGCTACGATTTCTTTATCTGTAAGGCAAGAGTCAAGCACTTCACTAGGATTAGGATATACGTTTTTAATAATATATGTATAGCTGTAGCTATGTATCTGCTCAAAGAACTGCCAAACGTTTAGGCACGCTTCTAGCTCTGGATTGGAAACATACTCTTGGATTGTAGGAACCCCTCGGCAGATCACTGAATCCATCATAGTCTGGTACTTTAGGTTTGATGTAAATATAAACCTTTCATTTTCAGACATAATAGAGTCGTCTTTAAAGTCGCTTCTATCTTTCTTGAGTTCAATCTCTTCAGGTCTCCAGAAGAACTCTAGCTGCTTCTTATAGAGATCGAAGAATACAGGATACTTAAATTTGTCATACCTCTGAAGCGATAAGTCTTCCCCCAAGAACAATGGTTGCTTGAGTGTATCAACATTCATTTTATTCAAAACACTTTTCATTATATCGCGCAGGCTCCACCTTCACATACTGATTCTTGTTCTAGTTTACCGTCTCCGTCAGGAGTATTACAATAGTATAGATTTTTCACTCCATACTTATAACTAGTGATATTATCTTTAATAATTTGGCTTAATGGTATTGACCCGTCTTCGTAATGGTCATAGTTGTAATAAAGATTTGCACTAATACTCATGTCAACAAACTTTTGTAATACTGCCACAATTTTAATTATAGCATTATTATCTTGCATGTCAAATGCTAAACTGTAATATTTCCTACCTTTATGATAGTTCGGTACTAACTGTTTTAGCACGCCGTTCTTGGCCTTTTTGTATGAAAGGAGCTGTCTGACTGGCTCTATCCCATTAGTGCTATTCTGTATTACCGAGCTAGACTCGCATGGCATGATAGCCGAGAGCGTGGAGTGTCTCAAGCCGAACTCTTTAATCCTACCCCTAAGTTCCTCCCAGTCCATTGTGTACTCTGGCTTGACGATCTCATCCACAGCTTTTTTGTACCAGTCGATAGGAAGCATACCCTTAGAATACTTAGTGTCTCCAAACTTTGCACACGCGCCTAGCTTTTCTGCCAGCCTACATGAAGAATCCAACAGATACCACTGAATCTTTTCCATAGTCTCATGGACTGTCTTGGGTGTTTCTGGGTCATCATATTTTAATTTGTTCTTAGCTAGAAAGCCAGCTAGGTTTGTAACCCCTATACCTAGAGACCTTCTGTTTTTAGTGAAGTTTTCGCCAGCCAAAACGGGGTAGTCTTGATAGTCGATTACAGACTCTAGTGATTCTACTGCGTTCTTGCAGGCAATCTGAATATCTTTTTCTGAGTTAAGCTCGCCCAAGTTCAACGCAGACAAAATGCAGATTCCTATCTCTCCTTCGGGGTCGTCGATAGATTGTATTGGAACAGTAGGGTGTATGATTTCTTGGCATAAGTTACTCATGTGTACAGGTATGTCCCAAGAACCATTCTCATTACATGTGTCAATATTCATACTATATATACGTCCAGTCTCAAGTCTCTCTCTAGCAAATACTTCTGCTAACTTTCTGGCGCTTATCTTTTTCTTCATCTTAATAGACCTTGAATTTTCATACTTCACATATAATTCTTCAAACTTATTATTGTCTCCAAATGCTTCATATAAACCTTTGGCCTCATGAGGGCTGAATAGTGTTATGTCTTCGTTCTTGATTAATCTATCATAAAACAATTTGCAGAACTGTATTGAGTAATCCAACTTTCTAACTCTATTATCGTCAGTACCTGCATTATTCTTTAATACTAATACGTCTTCAATTTCATAATGCCAAAAAGGAATATGGACGGTCGCAGATCCTCCACGAAGTCCGTTCTGAGATGTGGCCTTGACCGATGATTCAAATATTTTTAGATATGGAATTAACCCAGTGTGGATTACCTCTCCTCCTCTAATGGGAGAGTTGATCGGCCTGACCCTACCGGCGTTTAATCCAATGCCAGCTCTTCTGGCTGTGTATTTTCCTACAGCGTGTAGGCTAGAAAAGATGCCGTCTAGATCATCATCCACGTCCACAAGAACGCATGAAGCGAATTGTTTAATAGTTGATCTAACGCCAGCCATGATTGGAGTAGGTAAATTGACTTTAAAAGTGGAATAAGCATCGTATGCCTCCTTTACTCTCTTCTTGTTTCCCGAAAATAGGCACATGGCTATGCACATGTATGCTATCTGTGGTGTTTCGTATATAATACCAGTTGTTCTGTTCTTGATGAGGTATTTATCAATTAACTGTTGAAGCCCAGAGTAGGTAAACATGTTATCTCTGTCATGTTTAATATAAGCAGCTAGCTCATTAACATCCTCTCTATCCCAATCGTCCAGCATTTGTTCATCATAGATACCGTTGTCTATCATTAGACATATGTGGTGATGTAAATCTGGAGGGGTAGTAGCGTGCTTCCATACTTTCTTGCGTAAGCTCATGTTCAAAAGCCTAGCCGCAACGTACTGATAGTTTGGCGATGATTCAGAAATTAAATCGCTAGAACTTTTGATGAGTATTTGATGTATCTCATCGGTGGTTATCTTATCTCTTAGAGAGAGATTCATGTTCATCTCTATGTCTGACAGGGAAACGCCGTTTATCCCCTCTGTGGCCCACTCAACAACCTTGTGAATCTTTTCAACATCATAACCTTCTAGTTCGCCACTGTGCTTAGTTACTTGCATAGCATCTTCCTTGGTGTAATAAAAAACTCGCCCATAGAACGAAGGCCTACAGGCGAGTGAGGTTTGTAACTTATTTCAAAAAATCGTTCATATCAATTATTATAATATATGTTTTAGGGATTGCAAGTAAAAAATTATTCTTTTTCAGAACTGTCTTTTGCCCACTGCGTTGCAGCGCCAAGCACAAGCGCAGCGATTGGTACAACCAACGCCGTTGCGGAACCCCAATCAACATTACCAACTTGCGTGCCAAGATAAGTCAATCCTGCTGCAAGTGACACAAACAATGTGTTTAGGCCTAGCTTTTTGCCGTCAGCCCAATTTAGTGACCATTTTTTAGAACCCATAATAATACTCTCTTTCTAAGCCTCTGTAAGGCTAATAAGGAAACCTCCGTGTTCATTGTCATTTAATCTATAAGGATATCCAGTCATCCTCATTTCCTGTCCATCGGAAGTCAAAATTTCTTTTGAGAACTTCCTATTCATTTTCAAACAAGACTCGAATTCTTGCAGGAACTCTTCTCTCTCGTCTTCATGAATGTACGTTATCCAGTCAAACCCCTTTATGTCTGTAAGAGTTTGACCTGTCATTTTATAGAAAGGCTCGTTAGTCCATACCAACCTTCCCATATTGTCCGTTTCAAATAGTGGTGTGTTGCTGTAGTGCAGAGATGCTTTAGTCCTTTGCTCTATGATTTTTTGCCTGTTCTCCATTCTGCCGCATGTGTCATTCAAATTTAATACAGCATCTTTTAGACTTCCACCACCATTACAAGTGATTTCTTTTTCTATTATTGCTATAGATTTAACAACTTCATCGTGCTTATCTACAAACTTCATAGCGGGCCGTAAAACCTTGACCCAAACCCCTCCTAAAAATCCTATCAGCGTGGTTAACATTGTAAGTATAAGTGTAATGTTTTCTATGCTCACGAGATAACCCCTTTCATAATTAGGAAAAGAAGAGGAAGCCCCCGAAGGGGCTTTCCTCAGTGGGATTATGTACCTTCTCGCAAATCACGACGCTTGTAGTCATCCTGCTTAGGAGTAGGACTCCCTTGCATGTAGACAACATCGCCGGGCTTAGTACGAGTTGCAAATACATCGTCAAAAGTACCGACAGGAACAAGGCCATCGCCACTAGGATTAACCCAGCTAGCTGTATTGCCTGCGCCAGTGCCCTTTGTTCTGTAAGGGAACAAGCCACTTGCTGTTGGCTCTAGTACGTCAATAGATGTATCCGAGTAAGCTCCAGCTCTCTTAGTTGACTTAGATGGATTGGTTACATTGATACCTGCATATTCTCTTCCAACAACCTGAAGCGCTGTATTGCCGCTTCCAGAAATTGTCGTCGAAACTCCTCTGATAATGAACTGCGGGTCAGTAGCTGTTCTGTTCGCTGGCTTTGGTGTAAAAGCCATTGAAGTTCCAACTCCA